GGCCCACTGCTTTAGCGCAAAAGCAGAGTGAGCCTACCAGAGTTACGCTTACTGATCCATGAAAAATACTGTAAAAATAAACAGTGTTGATTTAATCAACGCTGATTGCCTGCATTTTATTCAGTCCCTGCCTGATGATTCCATTGACCTGATTGTTACCGATCCGCCGTACTTCAAGGTGAAACCCAACGGCTGGGACAATCAGTGGAAAGGGGACGAAGATTACCTTAAGTGGCTGGACCACTGTCTGGCCCAGTTCTGGCGGGTGTTAAAACCTGCCGGAAGCCTTTACCTGTTCTGTGGGCATCGCCTGGCATCTGATATTGAGATCATGATGCGTGAACGTTTCAACGTGCTTAACCATATCATCTGGGCGAAGCCGTCCGGACGTTGGAATGGGTGTAATAAAGAAAGTCTGCGCGCATATTTTCCTGCCACAGAGCGCGTTCTGTTTGCTGAACATTACCAGGGGCCATATCGCGGCAAAAGTGACGGCTATGCAGCAAAAGAAAGGGAACTCAAACAGCACATAATGGCACCGCTGATATCGTATTTCAGGGATGCTCGTGCCGAACTGGGTATAACGGCAAAACAAATTGCCGAAGCCACAGGTAAGAAAAATATGGTTTCCCACTGGTTTGGTGCCAGTCAGTGGCAGTTGCCGAATGAGGCTGACTATCGGAAGTTACAGGCACTGTTTTCCCGTATAGCGGCAGAGAAGTTTCAGGAACAACAACTGGAACAACCACACCACCAGCTGGTGGCATCTTATGATTCACTGAATCGTAAATATTCTGAATTGCTGGATGAGTTTAAATCTCTCCGGCGCTATTTCTCCGTATCAGTCTCCGTGCCTTATACCGATGTCTGGATGCATAAACCCGTTCAGTTCTACCCGGGGAAACATCCGTGTGAGAAACCGGCGGATATGCTCAGGCAAATAATCAATGCCAGTAGTCGACCAGGTGATCTGGTTGCTGATTTTTTTATGGGATCCGGTTCCACAATAAAAGCAGCAATGGCGCTGGGGCGTCGGGCCTTAGGTGTTGAGCTTGAGTCAGAGCGGTTTAATCAGACAGTGAAAGAGATAAACGAGCTGGTGGGGAAATAATCTGGTGGCCACGTCAGGTGGCCTTTTTATTTCCATTACACAGCACCCGCATCTGCGAGGTGGGGTTATGAAATCCATGGATAAGTTAACAACGGGTGTCGCCTATGGCACCTCAGCAGGTAGTGCCGGGTACTGGTTTTTACAGTTGCTCGATAAAGTCACGCCCTCACAGTGGGCGGCAATAGGTGTGCTGGGTAGTCTGGTATTTGGCCTGCTGACGTACCTGACAAACCTTTATTTCAAGATTAAAGAAGATAAGCGCAAGGCTGCGAGAGGTGAATAATGCCTCCATCATTACGAAAAGCCGTTGCTGCTGCTATTGGTGGCGGAGCAATTGCTATAGCATCAGTGTTAATCACTGGTCCAGGTGGTAACGATGGTCTGGAGGGTGTCAGCTACATACCATACAAAGATATTGTTGGTGTATGGACTGTATGTCACGGGCATACAGGAAAAGACATCATGCTCGGTAAAACGTATACCAAAGCAGAATGCAAAGCCCTCCTGAATAAAGACCTTGCCACGGTCGCCAGACAAATTAACCCGTACATCAAAGTCGATATACCGGAAACAATGCGCGGCGCTCTTTACTCATTCGTTTACAACGTGGGTGCTGGCAATTTCAGAACATCGACGCTTCTTCGCAAAATAAACCAGGGCGATATCAAAGGCGCATGTGATCAGCTACGTCGCTGGACATATGCTGGCGGTAAGCAATGGAAAGGTCTCATGACTCGTCGTGAGATTGAGCGTGAAATCTGTTTGTGGGGTCAGCAATGAACAGAGTAACCGCGATTATCTCCGCTCTGGTTATCTGCATCATCGTCTGCCTGTCATGGGCTGTTAATCATTACCGTGATAACGCAATCGCCTACAAAGAGCAGCGCGATAACAAGGCCAGTGAACTGGAGAAGGCGAACGCCACCATCGCTGACATGCGGAAGCGTCAACGTGATGTAGCAGAACTCGACGCAAGATACACAAAGGAGCTTGCTGATGCTAACGCGACTATCGAAAGTCTCCGTGCTGATGTTTCTGCTGGGCGTAAGCGCCTGCAAGTCGCCGCCACCTGTGCAAAGTCAACGACCGGAGCCAGCGGCATGGGCGATGGAGAAAGCCCAGGACTTACAGCAGATGCTGAACTCAATTATTACCGTCTCCGAAGTGGAATCGACAGGATAACCGCGCAGGTTAACTACCTGCAGGAGTACATCAGGACGCAGTGCTTAAAATAATTTTAATTTCACTGAAATTTAACAAGTGACTTTCAGGAAAATGCCTCGCAGATGCGGGGCATTTTTGTACCGGTATTTCACCGCGCACCGCAGCGCACAATAAACACCGAACCTGACCCTTTGGAATGGGCCTTTGAGGATACCAGTTAGTGCTGGCGAGCCTCGGTGGGCTGGTTTCCTGTGCGGCAAAGGTTCATTTCAAAGAAGCAGGCAACGCCATGAATGAATTAATTGCGAATCATGACTTCGACTTTCGCCAGTTAGTTACCGCAGCAGAAGGTCAACCGGTAACTGACACCTTCCAGATTGCCAGGGCATTTGGTAAACGCCATCAGCATGTGATTAGGGCTATTAAATGTTTGAGATGTTCTGAGGAATTCTCGACAACCCATTTTTGGGCCGTCGAGAAAATCAATGACTTAGGGATTTTTGACAAGAAACAGATTTACTACCGCATGGACTTTAGTGGCTTCGTTATGCTGGTTATGGGATTTAACGGAGCAAAAGCCGATGCTGTTAAAGAAGCCTATATCAATGCGTTTAACTGGATGTCAGCAGAACTCCGTAAGTACAGCGAAAGTTATGAAGCAGAACGTAACGCCGTAATGCTGGAGTACATGAAAGAGAAGGATGTCGCCAGCATGTCAGGCCGTCTGCTCAATCGCTGGGGGAGAACGAAAAAACCTCAATTGCTTGCAAAGCTGGAACGTCTGGAGAGACAGGGACAGTTTTTATTACCGGGATTCGATAAAGGTATTCAAGCCTGACACATTATGCGCTGTATCGTCGCCGTATTCCCGCATTAACCATGACCGTAGCCCGACGGGGAACTCCTTCTGCGCGAGTGTGCGGGAATAATCAAAAACGATGCACACCGGGTTTTTACCGCGTTTATGGTTCGCGGGTTTGTCCCTCATGCTCGCCAGTCCCGTGCGGGGGTGGAAGAAACAGGACACTTACACAGATTCTTGTGGGCACGATGCTATGCCTTTCTGGATTATCCCGATGCCATTCATGCAAGGCGTTGTATCAGACGTTCGTCAGAGCTGTCAGGCTGACGGGTCCTCCCGGTGGGGTGGCCTGCCACGGGGCGGGAGCGTCGCGGAAAAAGGCTAGTTTTTGAAATTTCATTCGTCATCACCACTACTGTAATGTATTGATATTGCAGTGGTTTTATTTTTGTGGTGTCGATTTTGATTGTTTTTTGTTCATCACTAACACCGTTTGCCTAAAGTTGTTCGCAAGATGCATGTTTAAAACATTCTGGAGCGGGTATGGATCGAGAGTTAAAAAATCTGACGCTGAATATCAGTCAACTGGCGGCACTGTCAGGTGTACATCGCCAGACTGCTGCGGCAAGGCTGCAAAATCTACCCGTTGCAGGGGGGCATGAAAGCAACCTCAAGCTTTATCGGGTGGTTGATATTGTGTCGGCATTTCTGGCATTACCACCGCCGGTTGCAGAAGGCGAAATGGACGCGCATGAGCGCAAAGCCTGGTATCAGTCTGAACGTGAGCGTCTTAAGTTCGAACAGGAAACGGCACAACTCATTCCGGCCAGTGATGTCAGACGGGAGTTTGCCATCTGGGCAAAAGCGGTCGTGCAGGTGCTGGAGACATTACCGGATATTCTTGAACGTGACTGCGGTCTGCAGCCTGCCGCTGTGAGCCGTGTTCAGTCCATTATTGATGATCTGCGCGATCAGATAGCCCTGCGGGTGACCGAAGCAGGTGCGGATGATGAGGAGGAATTACAGCGGGAGGAGTAATGCTGAATCAGGAAACCGCAAAGGCAGCACGAACCGATTCAGGTTATATCCTTCGCGCACCGAGACGAATGCGGGTTGCTGATGCCGTTGCTCAGTATATGCGGGTGCCCATGGGGGCAGGGAACTCAGTCCCGTGGGATCCGCTGGTGGCACCGTATGTTATTGAGCCGATGAACTGCCTGGCCTCGCGTGAATACGACGCAGTGATATTTGTTGGCCCGGCACGAACCGGCAAGACTATCGGCCTGATTGACGGCTGGGTGATTTACAACGTGATTTGCGATCCTGCTGATATGCTGATCATACAGATGACGGAGGAAAAAGCCCGCGAACACTCCAAAAAACGACTCGCCAGAACGTTTCGCGTCAGCCCGGAAGTGGTCAGTCGCCTGAGTCCGAACAAAAATGACAACAACGTTTATGACAGAACATTCCTTGCTGGTAACTACCTGAAAATCGGCTGGCCGTCAGTCAATATCATGTCCTCATCAGATTATAAATGCGTCGCGCTGACGGATTATGACCGTTTTCCGGAAGATATTGATGGCGAGGGGGATGCCTTCTCTCTTGCCTCAAAACGTACCACCACATTTATGTCCAGTGGTATGACGCTGGTGGAGAGTTCCCCCGGCAGGGATGTGAAGGATGTGAAATGGCGACGGACTTCACCGCATGAGGCTCCACCAACCACGGGGATACTGTCGCTCTATAACCGTGGCGATCGCCGTCGCTGGTACTGGCCCTGTCCACACTGTGGTGAGTATTTTCAGCCCTGCGGCGATGTGGTTGCTGGTTTCCGTGATATTGCCGATCCCGTGCTGGCAAGTGAGGCGGCTTATATTCAGTGTCCTTCCTGTTCAGGACGGATTATGCCTGAACAAAAACGTGAGCTGAACGGACGTGGGGTCTGGTTGCGGGATGGTGAATCCATCAATGCGGATGGCAGTCGTTATGGTGATCCCCGACGCTCACGTATTGCGTCATTCTGGATGGAGGGTCCGGCAGCTGCTTACCAGACACTCTCGCAACTCGTTTACAAACTGCTTACTGCAGAACAGGAATACGAGACAACCGGAAGTGAAGAAACACTCAAGACGGTTATCAATACCGACTGGGGATTACCTTATCTTCCCCGTGCCAGCATGGAGCAACGAAAAAGTGAACTGCTTGAGCAGCGGGCAGAGCCAGTTCCTTCCCGCAGTGTGCCGGATGGCGTTAATTTCCTGGTGGCGACAGTGGATGTGCAGGCGGGACGTCATCGCCGTTTTGTGGTTCAGGTAACGGGCTATGGCAGCCGTGGCGAACGCTGGATTATTGATCGTTACAACATCACGCAGTCATTGCGCGGTGACAGCGACGGGGAGAGCCAGCGAATTGATCCGGCCAGCTATCCGGAAGACTGGGATGTCCTGCTGACGGATGTTTTTCATAAAAGCTGGCCGCTGGCCTCCGA